GTGTGTTCATTTAAGAAGTTCTTGTATTCATTAAGAAACTTCCATGAGCCTTTCTCGTTTATATAATCCTTTAAAGAAGCTCCTATCTTTAATACAGCTCCTTCTTCAAACCAATACTGGTTGATAAGCTTAGCCATATGGAAATAAGAAGAGGCTATCTGACGCTTCTTTAGAATAATAGCGTGCTTCCAATGTAGTTCAGCTAAATGCTCATACAGAGCCATATGATATTGAGCGTCCCTCACCTTAGCAAAGTCAAACCTTTTCTCTTCTTTATCATAAATAGGTAAAAAGTTTAACCACATGTAGTAATCTCTACTTACATACCACTTATCATCACCGTCTTTTACAATAATACCATTACGGCATTTTGCTTTTTGGTCATTCCAGTAGGCAATAAAGTCTTTTGTCTTTACAGGAGCTGCACAATAATATCCTTGTTTTTGAAACTTACGACCTTCTTCATTAAAGATCTTACTAGTTTCATTAAAGTTATACTTACCAGGCTCTTTAAAAATAGACAATAAGAAGTCTCTAAACTCTTCTCTTGTATAGAACGTAGTTACATCCCATTGACCATTCTCGTATGTAGGTATTTCTCTAAACATTATTTGTTACCATCTACACTGGTTATCTTATTAATATGCTCAAGATTACCTTTACCTCTATGTAGTAAATACAACAGTGTATTTATGTCTTTACTACGTAGAATACCTTTTATTTCATAATTACTCCAATAACCATTGTATAAGTGTCTAGGAATAGCATTCCATAAACTAGTATATGGGTTAAAATGAAAAACCCAGTCTTGCATAAACTCATACTTCACATCTGATTGTTCCTCCACTGGAGAAAACTCCTTGATGTTTTCATAATCTGTGTAAACTTCTTGTGTCATAATATTTTTATTTAAAATTTTTAGGAAAGCAGAAGATGGGTGCGTGGACATCTGCTTTTACAACTGGCATTTCTAACCGATCACGTACGGCCCTTTCTACAGTTAAAAGTACGTTATTCCAGTCAACCTAATAAGTTTATAGTTCAGATAATAATAGCATTTCTTTATCCCATGCTCCTAAGATCTGCCAGTAAAATCCAAATGGACTTTGTACTAATAAAATAGGATCTCTTTTCTCATATGCTTTACGGAATTTATCAGGTTCAGCAATCACATAGAATACAGGTTTTTTCTTACACAGTTTCATCATCTGTTCTGTATACTTTTGCATTACTGCTATAGCATCATCCGGAAACTCTGGTACAAATAAATCAGAAGTATTCATTTGTAAATCATACTTCTCTAACAATATAGCAATCTTCTCATCTGTAGTGTTCTGAAATCCGTTAAAGAAGTTTTGACAACTCCCCCACTTCTTTCTATTTTCTAGTCTTTCTATAAGAGCACTTACTTCTCTTTTAGAATAATACTGTGTAATTAATTCTTCTTTAATTTTTAACACAGCAATTTTATCATCTATATTAGCAAGAGTCCATGGTGTAGGGACAGTTTCTAACTGATCTAATACATCAATAGGCTTAATAGCAATTTTATTATTTTCAGGTAAAGTAGCACCTTCTGCTACTGAACTCATTGTTATATAAGTGTTGCCGGTATTACCTCCTCTATAAGCAGAAGCATAGTTTTTAAAATCAAATAAAAAGTTATCATCTAATCCATCAGATACTCTTATAGCTTCAAACTTGTCTTTCTTTTTAAAAATACTTAATAGTTTTTTTATCATTTTGTTTGGTTTTAAATTAGCTGTAGAGGATGGAGTCGAACCACCAAGTGGACTTTAGGCAACTAGACATAATAGGTGGTCAACCCCAGGGGCTTAGACGCTCCTTATCTAGACTTTATCAGTAGCTCCACACCCCCGAGACAGGAGGGCACGTCTGCCAATTTCGTCACTCTACAATTTTACTACTTGTTATACTCGTATTCTAGTATCTTACCAACAATATCACTACGGTGGTTTTCTTTTAGTTTAATCCATTTAATCTCACTAATCTTTTTAGATAGTTCAATAGCATAAGTCAAACCTGTTACAGCATGTTTAGTGTCTTGTTGTTCATTATCACCGTTAATAATAATCTTACCTGTCTTACCAAGTCTGGTTAGAATAGCTAACATCTCAGTTTTAGTGAGGTTCTGTGCTTCTTCTACAACAAGAATGTCATCTATAGTTTTACCACGGATAAACTGTACAGGATAAGCAATGATCTTTTCGTCTTTTACCATAGACTGAATCTTCACTTTGTCTGCACACTTTACTAGATTCTCTTGGAATGCTTCTAGATAAGGATTAAACTTCTCATCTAGACTTCCTGGAAGAAATCCTAAAGAGCTACCTACCTCTATAGTGGCACGTGTTACAAAAATCTGGTCACACTGCTTCTTATTTAGGAAATCTAGTGCACTTAATGCACATACTAAAGATTTACCACTACCAGCTCTACCTGTAACTATTACAATCTGGTTTTCAATAATTAAACGTCTAGCTTCTCTCTGTTCATCATTAAGAGTTACATGATATTTAATTTCTTGTTTACGTTCTCTGTTTGGCTCTCTCATGTTTTTACTATTGGTCATACGCTAAGTTTTGTCCTCCTCTAACTTGAGACTGTTGTTCTTCCATTAAGTCTCTGTACACTCCCTTAAAACTTTGTCTAACAGAGTCAAATCTTTCTGCAATTCTAAGGATGGCTGTAGCAGATCCGTCTCTGCCAGATGTCACTTTTTCTGTAGCCATAAAGCCGGCCATGTTATCTAGTGCAATCTTAATACCCTGGTATGCTCTGTATGTAGGAGTTTCGTACATTTTCTTACACATACGTAATCCATTTATTACAAGATCATCTTCTGTAGAAAAATCACCGTCCACTTCTGCTAGAATGATATCTTCTTTATCTGTTTCAGGAACATCAAAGAAAGGATTTAAATCTGGGTTAGGACATGTCATGTAGAATAAGTAAGAATACACCTTAGTAGATTCATCACCATACTCATCCATAATATCTTTTAAAAACTTTAATGTGTAACAGTGTTCACTAGGAACCACCTTACCATTAGCTATATCAAATAGTCTGACCATGCTTTTTCATTTTACGTCTGTTTCTTTTCTTTTTATTCTGCTCTTTAATAAGCTCCAGTAAAAGCTGCATTCTTCTAGCTTGACTTTTATTAAACTCATCTATAATTGCATCAAACATAGGATCTGTAATCCATGTACCGTTCCTTAATTTATACATTAGTGTTTAGCTTTTAGTTTATCTCTGTTATCTTCTAACCAGTGTAGTAAGTTAATAACTTCAGCTTTTAAATAAGGAAGATCATATTGTACAATATCCTTCACTATAGGATCACCATTTGTATCAAGAGCGGTGATTGGGTTACCAAACTTATCTGTACCCACTGTCTCAAATACAATGTGGTGAATAGTAAGTACCCCTGGCTTAAGTCTTGGATTGTGCTTAAGAATAATATACATGTACAAGCTAAGCTGTAAAGCATAGTGGTTTACGTTACAATCATCTAAATGATTAACAGGAAAGTTCATCTTGGTTGTGATGCCCTCCCAGTTAGTAAAGCCTTCTGTCTTGATTTCTTTGTTAGTCTTGTAGTCTGTAATATGTACTTCTCCATCAATCACTTCTACTAGATCTGATTGACCACATAAGCCAGCACTCTTTAGGTAAACCATGTGCTCAGGATATACACCATCTGTGAGCTTCTGGTTTGGAGAAAATTTAGTACCCTCAATCTCAATTGGTTTAAAAATAGGAACAGTACTACCATGTCGTTCCATTGTTTCTAGTGAACATATATCTGATTCTCTACAGTTGTGATACCATGTACCTAATGTTGTTGCTCTAAGAGCCTCATTAGCCCATGCTTGTTTAATTTCTTCTGGCGTCATGCCGTACCATTTAGACTTTTTAGACTTAGACGTCTTTTCAGCAATCTTATCTGCGTCAAATGGTTGTTTAAAGTTACCAATAAAACTTGTAACTGATATCCATTTAGTTATATCCTCTGGATTAATACTTGTGTAACTGTGATCGTGTGGGGTGAATCTCAAAATGCTCATATGTTTATGTTTATATTCCTAATTTCTGATTAATCATGTCCTCCTCTTCCTGACTCACTTCAGCTTTCCAGTGTCCCTTTGGACAATCTGAAGATAGGGATCTAGTTTTGAACCCTAGTGAACAACCACAACCTCCTACTAAATGATTGCAACATGGGCCAGTGCCGGCCACCATACATCCTGTGTCTTCTTCTGTATATGTATCACATGTTTTACAAATATGCATTCTCTGTTGTGCAATTTGCTCTACATCCTCTCTCTTAAAGATAGAATTAGTCACTCCCTCCAGTATCTGACCCTTGGCTTTCCATATCTTTATTATGTTCTCTTTTAGATTCATTACTTTTGGTTTTATGAAGCTTAATAAAATCTTTTCTTTGCTTCTCTTCTTCCATCAGAGCTTTAATAGCTTTTAGATCAAAAAGAGATTCATCTGTTCTAAATCTAGTGACAATTTCTTGTAAGCCTTTCTGTCTAAAGTTTTCTTTAAACGTCTCAAGCTTTTCTATCTTGTCATCTAGTTTCCAATGTTTGATTGTAAAATCTCCTAAATTGGTTACATGTATACGAGCGTGTTTTAAACTAGACAAACTCTTTCTTATTTCCTGCCAGTAAAACGATGTCACATCTGACACCATTTGCTGAGAAACTCCTAGCTGTTCAGCTACTATAGGAATAAGATCTTTAGATTTTCTAGGCTTCAACGCTTAAAAATTTATAGTCTAACAGAATATTCCCGTGTGCATGTAGCTTAAGAGTGGGCTCAATGAATATCTTTTTCTTATTCTTTCCTTCCTTCTTAATAAGCCCTTTCTTTTCAGCTTTAGTTAGACAGTTACGTACAGACTGTGTGCTAGAGAATATCTTCTTGTCGTGTGCTTTGTTACAAAAATGTGTAAGTTCTTGGGCTCCCTCTATAGCCAGAAGTGTGAGGCAGTTTAGATCTGCCTCACTCACTGGTATATCAAAGAGGTAGCAATGTGTGAGTATCTGATACTTGACAATCTGCCAAGTGGTCATCCTCACTCTTTTATCCACCTGATTAACTAATGCCATGTTGATTTATTTTTCTTTCTTTAATGATCTCTGCTTTTCTACAGGAGGCATTTCAGGAATGATCACTTCATCCCCCACTTTAATACCTTCTTCAGCAAGCTCTGGATTATTATCCATGTCTTCCTGTGTAATTGTGTGAGGTGTGCCCTGTGGTTTAGCCCCTCCCTGTTGTGTCATTTGAGCAATAAACGCTAAAGCCTTAAGTTCTTCTGCTCTAGACATAGCTAAACCTGTGTTTAACTCCTGTAACTCTAGCTGAACTTTCTTTACATCAATCTGCTCGTTAATAAAAGCAATGATCTCTTCTTTTGTAGGAACCTTTTGTTCTTCTACTGTTTGGTTTTCTGTAGTACTCATCTTTTGGTTTGTTTAAATTGTTAAAAGTCTAAATCACTATCATCACCCCCTTCCTCTTCTATAGAAGATGAGAAGTTAAATTCTGTAAATATTGGTAGGAATTCTAAATACGGGGTGTCAATAATGTAATTATCCCCATGCTCTGTAAAAACCGTGGTGCAGTTGTAAACAAAAGAATCTTCTTCATTAGAGGTGAGCTTAATAGCCACCACTACACCTAGATGGAAAGCAAACGGCATCCATTGCCCCTTGTCTTCTATACCCATCATCTCCACTTTATCTATATCTATACTGTGGCAGTGGATGTTGCAACTGTGTATCATTTGTTGTTTGGTTTATATTATAATATACTTAATAAGTTTAAACTTAACAAATTTAATAATAGATTCCAAACTTAC